AGCGCTGGGGCTTATTATTACCCCCAGCGCTCGGGACGGGACATCACGTGCAACTAACAGACGCACGTGAGAATGCAGTAGCTTGCAGCGAAAGATAGACGTCAACATCAATAAAGAAGAAGGAATATTCTTTGCTTCGGCACGAAGCAAAGGGTATAGATATTTGTTCGAGATGCGAAAATGGAGGCTATTTAAACCTGATGGTTTTGTGATTTCCGAAATCACTCGTCGGAAGAGAAATGGAGTTCTGGGAATCGTCTGCCATGCCTGACGATGTCAAGAGAGAGATTAAGGAAATATATTGGGAAGATCGGAAGAAACTTCTGTTCTGTCAGAAGTTGAAGAGCTATGTCAGAAGGATTCTTGTTTATGGAGATCAAGAGGATGCCCTTGCCGGAGTGAAGGATATGAAGACTTCTATTATTCGCTATAGCGAATACTTGAAGAAACCATGTGTGGTAATTTGTTGTGTTAGCAATAAATCAATTGTGTATAGGTTAAACAGCATGGTGTTCTTTTATCATGAATACCTTGAAGAACTAGGTGGTGATTACTCAGTATATCAAGATCTCTATTGTGATGAGGTACTCTCTTCTTCATCGACAGAGGAAGAAGATGTAGGAGTAATATATAGGAATGTTATCATGGCATCGACACAAGAGAAGTTCTCTTGGAGTGATTGTCAGCAGATAGTTATATCAGACTATGATGTAACATTACTCTAATGTAATATCCATTATCATCAATAAAATAATGGAATGTTGATTATGTATTTATCATAAATACATAATGGTATACGTATAGCATAAAATACATTAACCAACATACAACACACTATAAAATACAACACACTATAACAAATGTACGGGTATTTGATTGGGCTATATTAACCCCTTAAGGGCCGAAGGCCCGTTTAAATATGTGTTGGACGAAGTCCAAACACAAAAAAGTAAGCAGAACAACGGAATAATATGAGCTGGCAACGTAGGGTCCATGTCCCGAGTTAGTGCGCCACGTA